CTTTTACAATAGCTATTACCCGCACGACCAAATTGTTCTAAGATATAGTTGTCGCCCAAGAACATGGCCAACTTAACAAAGTCTAGATTTTTTTGACCGGGCACACTCACATTCATGTGCAAGCCAGTACTTTTGTTGGTATAGGCACCTGCTCTACCAGCCCATGCAGCCACTTTGTCTATGTCCTCTAACATTTCCGCCACTGTGAGTGGAGGGCTAACAAACTCCAATCCGCCATCACCGGGTTCGTCGCCGTGTAGGCTTGAGTCTGGCTCTACCACATAGTGTCCAGGTTGTCTATAAGCACCGTGATAACTGGTACTAGCATTAACCGGGCGACCTATTACTTGGCCGAAGTCATCTGCTACAGCGTTAATACTAAGACCGCTGCTGCCATAGAAATCATCTGGTTGTGTCCAGTATGGCCATTCTAGGCTGTGTTCATTGGCGAAATCACTCATCATACCAATACCGTTGTCGTCTAGCCATTCCTCAAACTTGCTATCAAGATCATCGCGGAATTCGTCTATTAATTCATCTCTAATATCGTCTTCATTGTCTGTCAGGTATTCGCGAACTGCGGTTTCATATTCTTCGTCTGTTTCAAAATCGTCTCTGCTTACATTGCTGGTAGCGATTTCTATGGCTCTTTCTTGACCTTCGTTGGATGCTAAAAACTCTTCTTCTTGCTCGCCGACCCACTCATAAAAATTTTCATTTAGTTCGTCAATGGCTCTTTGTATTGACCTAGTGCTGTTGCTTACCTCGCCGCCACGGAAAAAATCTATAACATCACGCTGCCAACCTGGTCCCATAGGAAAACTTTCATCTGCACCGTAATCTGGCTCAGGATCAAATTCTTCATCTTCAACTTCTGTATTAGGAACAATAAGTTCAAATTCCATGCCCACTCTGGCATCAATGTTCTTGGCCATTTTTGCAAGATTGGTTGGACTCATTTTGAGCTCAAACAATTCATCTTCAGTTAGTTCAAATTCACGATATCTCATATGCTTATAGCCCGATCCTGCTGTTTGTTAAATTCTGTTTCTAATTTGTCTAGGTAACCTAGGTTACGTAATATTTTATAAGTTAGATTTTCAACACCAAACTCGCCAGTGGTATCCAAGCCTGAACGACGCATCTTTCTCAATTTGTCAGTGATACGGGATATATCCGCAGGATCATCGGCACGGTCTACTGCAACATCAATTTGTTTGGCTAGATCTGACACTTTTAAATTTATTGCTCTATCATCTATACTAGGAGGATTGTATTCTGGACGCTTTAACCAACGATCTTGTAACAAACTGTAAACACCTGCACTCACAGGAGGTTGTTCTACATCTTCCACATACAGTTCCACATCATGACCACCAATGGTTATGTCATGCCTGTCGTTCCAAATAGATTTCTTGGCACGATAAAATGCTTCAGCCAAATCATCACATTCTAATTCACTGTAGCTGGTCACGACATGTAAATCGAAGTCACTGAATTTGGTGTAATTATAATTTGCCATACTACCAGTTAGCACTACATCAATTACACGAAAATCAGGAATATCCAAATAGTCAGTAAAGAACTTGGCTGCTCTTAGCAAAGCTACTTTAACTGGCAATCGTAATTCATCGCCCGACCAGGCAACTGGACTTAGTTGTCTATTATATGCAACATTGCCTTTTACAAAATCTCCGGCTCTCATTCTATAATCTCCGGATTCTTTTTACCATATAGTTTCATTAAATATCCTGCCACTGCATCTGCTTCTTGTTCTATTGGTGATCCTGGATAGCTTTGATCACCGTGTACTCTGTTGTCTTCATGTTGTTTACGATGCACCAGTTCATGTGCCACAGTACGCATGATATCAATCAAGTTTCTGTTGCCAGTATATACCCACATGATGTCATCATTATCATCATAGTAACCGGTTCTATGTTGGTCTGGTCCTTCTTTGGCATCTTGGAAACGAATCCGAGGTAACTCTTGTTGAATATTTAATTTACGCACACACCATTTAACAAAGTCGCGAAGTTGAGCTTCATGTTCTTGGTAGGTGCTTTCGTTTAAACTTTCAACATATGCTCTAGTTTTGGCAGGATCATAATTTTTTAGTCGCAACACAATCATTTCTTCTCTAATACCATTAACTGATGCATTATCTATTTCTTGTCCTAGATCACGATTTTTGTACCAATCAGGATAGATTTCATAATTTCCTAATGCTTGAGCCATTCTCAAATACAAGTTGCGTTTTTTGCGACTTTCGGTTTCAAATACAATAACAGGTGGTCGAAATTTTTTGAGATAGTCTTGACATGCAGTAGCTACAGTAGAAAATATTTTGATAGCATCGCCCTTGCCCGTGTCATGAAATTCATCGTCTATGTAAAAATGTACAACAACAAACAACAAGTGTGTGCCACCCGCATCTGTATCAAGCGTACTATCAAATACTATTCTACCTCGTCTTTCATCCGCTGTAGTAAAATTGTATTCCCGATCAGCAGCACCAATTGCCCTTGACTCCAGTGGGTAGGGTTGCGTCCAAAGTTCTGTTAAAAAATCTTTAGCTCGCATCTTTTGTATCCTGTGGACCAGCAATCATCTTGCCATAGTCCTTGCTCTGTATGTTTTGCGGGGTGTGCTCGCGCCTACCTTTTACAATTTCAAATGCTCGACGTAATCCACGGGCCACTGTATCCAGGCCATTTTCATCTGCTTGATATTTGATACCAATACCGCCACTTTGTTCCCACTCGGTCAGTACGGTATTACGATCATCAACCAGTATATTAGGCGTGCCGTCAGGCTGTTTTGCGTATTTTCCTTTGCGGGGAGTAATAAAAATTTTAGCAGGCTGCGGATTCAAGTTCTCGGCGATCCAAGCTCGTTTCATGGCTTCTGAATTTTCATAGTCGCCCCGTAACGGACTTGAGCAAATGTTGTAATGTCCAAACACTTGTACAGCCATGGCTACCAATCTATCAGCACTGGCAAATTTGGGCAATCTGTAAAAGAAGTCTGTGCCCACCATTTGCTGTATTACAGGTTCACGTAGGTTCTGCGGGATGTTACGGTAATCTGCTCTGCCGCTTCGCACATCTGCAGGTACTCCAGCTAGTTTTGCATATTCTGAGAAGAAATCTGCCAGTACACCGTCCATATCTAAAAATATTTCTGGGCGGCCTTGAGGTTGTTGTTCTAGTTCATAAAGTCGCATTTTGTATTTATTGGCAATTGAATTTAAGAAGTTTTTGTCAAAAAAAATGCCCCTTGCGGGGCAAATGGCTTATCAAAATTATCGTTTATTGTTGGCATCTAGTTCACCGAAAGCGCGATCAGCACGTTCTTTGCTTGATGCTGCTGACTTTCTACGATCATTTCTAGTTGCCAGCTGATTAGCTTCACCCATGGGCAATGCCACTAGTGCATATGTACGATAACGATTACCTTCAGAAATACGTTTGATTTCTACGATTTCTGTGCCCGAAATGTCAACTCCGCGGCACATAGCCCTAATAGCCATTTCGCTACGTTCTACACTAACGTCATCTGTGTCGCTCATAAACATCTTGCTTTGCTTGTCTACTTCACCGCCTGCTGCCATACAAATCTTACTGTACGCTACCATTTTGGCTTTTTCATCTGCCATACTAAAATCACGGCTTACACCTGTGCCATTGGCATATACTGCATCTTTGCTGTCGGGCAGTTTTTCCATCCATTTAGGTGCCTTGTCAATAGTACGCTCAACATATTTCTCTTGTCGAACACGCTCTGTTTCAGCACGTTTTTCAAACTTTTCTGTTGTGCCACAGGCTGCAAGAAGTGCAACAACAGGAACCACGAGTAAATGCTTGTTCATAATAATACCTTATCGAGATTTAATCCATTCGCCGGCACGTTGAAGATCGCCGCCGGCACCACTTACTGCACCACCTACTGTACCACAACCTATCAAACTCAAACTAAAAACAAGTGCTGCTATAGTTTTCATGTTAACATCTCCGTTAAAATTTGTCAACCACTTGCCACTCACCTTTTCTAACACGGCACACTATGCCTTGCCATTGAAACACATCGCGAGCTGCTAAATCTACATCAGATTCCACAAACCATCTGCATTGTGCTCCTTTATATTCAAAGAAGTTTGGCTTTTGGGGATGCGGTGCCAATTCACTTATTTGCACTACATCGCCAATTTTCACACTCTTAACTGTGGGCAAAGGATCATCTCTGCAGATCATTTCTTGGCTACTAGTAGTACGACTGCCGGCTATTTTATTCAATAGATAGCTTCTGCCTGTGTCCAAAGCTTGTGAACATATTTGATCCATGCTATCACCTTGAGCGCCAATGCTTTGGCCCTCACCTGTGTGCCAAACATTGTTAATTTCTGCTCTAAAAGTAACCAAACATCTGAACTGATTGTTTTCTATAGAACGTATTTCAGTTCGAATGTCGGCAATTCTAGTTACAGACTTGTTGATTTTGTTTAGTGTTTCGGATCTAATATAACATTCTGCCGAAGCCGAACTAGCCAAAGCCGCTGCAAGTGCAATAATTATCGTGCGCATTGTTCTCGAATCTGTTGAATTTTTAATCTTACAGCATTGCTATAAGCGCCATCAAACATTTCTCTGCGTTCTGTATAGGTTCCATCTGCTACAGAACTGACTAAGCCTAAGCTACTGGTCAAAATCATGCCGTTGGTAAGTTCTTCATTTTTATCAGGATATTGACGTTGTAGAAAAGCAATCTGCTCTTGTTGATTGGCACAGTTTGCTTTCATGTTATCAATATCGTGTCTACTCATTCCTGCTTGAGTAGTACACGCTCCTAGCATAACAAGCATTACGGGCAGGTACTTCTTAGTGTCCATAGTCGATCTTTGATAGCAGCATAATATTTGGATTCAGCAAAACTTTGTTCTGCCTTGGCCACATCAGTCATTTGCAACTGTTTCATGTAATAGTTTTCAAAGCTTTGTCTATTGGTACAGTCAATGTATAGGCTGCGCAACACCTGCGGTGATTCCCTATGCTGAGTTGCACAGCCCGTTAACAAACAAACAAACACTATTACAAATTTTTTCATTGCTTTACAGGAGTCACAGTTTTACGGAAAATTTCTTCTGCCTTGGTTACGTCGCAGCCAGCGTTACGCTGGATATATTTTATAGCATCACGGCTGTTAAGTTGCAAGATAAAAACAGCTTCGTCGGCAAATCGTTGTGCTTGTGTCATTTCTTTTTCCTTACCAAGATGAGTTGTAAAAAACTTTGAGTCCAGTAAAAAGCTCTGCTCGAGCTCGGCGTATAAAATCTAAATCTTGAAGCCGATAATAATCATCGCTATCACTACCAAAGAAAAAACCAGAAGTAGATGGGAGCCGCCCATTTTTAATATCCTCCTCTAGAGTCTCTAGATCTTGCCAGGTCAGCTCTAACTCGACACCATTGAAGTTACTTCCCCATGAGCTATCTGAGTTGTCGCCACCTTTGTGTAACCACAGTTGTTCCATCCAACCATGTAAATTAGGATGCTTACGCCAATAGGCTAATTCAATTGTTGGGTCTTGAAAATTTTCATCACCCTTTTCGTATCGTTGTTCGTAATACTCATTTTTTGCGCCTGCCTTTGTAGCGGCGTAGGCATACATATCTAAACCCATGCTAACCTCTTCAAATTAAACTAACTTAATTATAAACAAAGTTCAAAATTATGGTCAATCTTTTTTTGAGTCTAATTTTACAACGGTTAATTTGTTGTTGGCAACATGGCTACTGTACTTTACAGTAGGTTTCACTGGTGTAAACTCTTTGCTAACATAATACTCACAAAGTCGGTGTCTACACAATGTTGGAATATCCTCAAAGCCGGGTTCGAGGATAAATTGATATGGACTACGGCCCCATGTGCTATATTTCAAAAAGTTAAAATATGCTTTACGATGCTCTTTGATTGTAGCATCAAAAACCGTATGCGGCCTACAGTTTAATAACAAATTGTTCATAATAAACAGATTTTTAAAGTAACTAGGATTTATATAGTAACATAAAAATAAAGCCCTGTCAAGCAGGGCTTTTATCTGTTGTTTTTTTACAACTGTTTACTTTTTAGCAACAGTTTGTTTTGGAAACGCTGAAATTGCTGAATCTGCAACAGTTTTTGCTAGTTCAAAGCTGGTATTGTAAACGGTTTTAGCGAATACTGCATGAGCGTCAATCAAGGTTTCGAAACTGCTACGCACGTCTTCATGCGGAATGTGTGCCAAAGCTGACTTGGATGTTTTTGCTGCATTGTCAACTAGATTGTCTACTGTAAACATTTGAATCTCCTATTAAGTAAATGTTCTTTATTATACTATAATTTATATTGCGTTGCAACAAAATTTTATACCTACTTAATGATTTAATTTGTCCAAAAGATTTCAATAAATACGTTTATTCAAGGAGATTATAATGGAATTACTTTTAATCATTTTAGCAGTTGTAGCAGTAGGTGGATACTTTATCTGGAAAGAACGCAAACACCAAGAATCTGGAACACATCCATTGGATGGTGCTACCAAGGCTCCTGAGCCATGGCCATTTCCTACCGGCAGACCGCCCGAAGGCGATAACAAGCCTGTTAGTGAACCATTACCGGTTATGCCCACTCTAACCGCTGCACTAGATGTAAACAAAGACGGGAAAGTTGACATGCGTGATGCTGTAGCAGCAGTAGCTGAAGTAAAAGCAGCAGTTGTATCAGTGGCAGATGCAAACAAAGACGGCAAAGTTGATATCAAAGACGCAGTAGAAGTTGTAGCCAAAGCCAAAAAGAAAGTTGCCAAAGCAGCGGATTTAAACAAAGACGGCAAGGTTGACATTACCGACGCCAAAGAAGCAGTAAAGAAAACTAAACAGGCGGCAAACAAAGCCAAAACCAAAGTTAAAGAAACAGTGGCCAAAGTAAAAAAATCAACCAAATCTAAAAAATAATAAATGTCTTCGACCAATAGTGTCGGTATTTACACAGATACCGACACTTGTTTATTTCATGTCAACAATCTAAATCTCAATAACACAAATTATATAATTTATAACTCTGAAATAGATAAATTCTTGATCAGTAGTCATGTCAATAATTTTGCACTATTTCATGTTCCTTTTTTCCATGATAACACATGGTTACAAAGACTAGAAGCAGTTTACTCAATCTCAAAAAAAATATTTGTTTTTTGTTCCGAGTTGCACAATCACACTGTGGAACAATTGATAAGTTTAGATAGACCAAACATATCCATATTCATTTGTGGTTTTGTAAATTATAATTTTCATTACGCAAAAATTTATAATTGGATGGACTGGTTTATCACTACAACTGATTTTTACAAAATTGTACAACCTGATCTACTAGAATCAAAACTGTTAGACCAGCCCAAATCTAAATTTTTTGATATTCTACTGGGATGTGAACGTGCTCACAGAAATTACGTTTATAACTTTATTAATCAAAATCACTTGGATACTAAAGTTATTATGACCTACTATAGACGATGGAATATTGATCTTAGACAAACAGAACATATTTTTGAAACAGAAGGTTTAGAATTTTTACCCGAAAGTAACTATACACATTCAGTTCATCATGTTCTATATTACGGTAGAAAAACTAATTTATCACAAGTCATTCCTTTTAGTATCTACAATGATTCCTATTATTCCTTAGTTGCAGAAACCAATGCTGAAAATCAATATAATTTTTATACTGAAAAAATAGTAAAACCAATTTTGGGAAAAAGATTGTTTGTAGCTATAGCTGGGCAAGGCTATCTTAAAAATTTAAGATCATTTGGATTTAAAACTTTTGATTCTGTTGTCGACGAAAGCTACGATAACGAGCCGGACAACTTAATTAGGTGGGAAATGGCCATGAATCAAGTCAAAAATTTGATCAATCAAGACCCAATCCTTACAGCAGAAAAAGTCAAAGATATTGTAATACACAATCAAAAACTTATGCTACAGTATGATTGGTATAATACCATGTCTAATCAGCTTGCTCGAGATATTGTTCGTATAATTGACCACTAGCTAAGTTTTTGCCTTTGGCTTCGACCATGATATCGGCCCAGGTACCGTGTTGCAACGCCCACTCATTACAAGCACGATTCCAAGCAAAGTCAGAGTGTGCTCGTAATTTTTGTTTCTTGTATCCCGTTGCTAAAAGAGTTTCAAGATCAGGTCGTACATTAGAGTCATGGCCCACCAGAACATCTTCCCTACTAATACTGTAATGACAAGCAGGGCGCACACCACGCCAGCTATCCTGAATCCTCTTGATACGATCATCTCTATGGTCAATGTATTCTCCACTTGCGATCCAATGATGATGCAGGTCTAATACCAATGCACAATCGTTGACCAATTCGAGACTGGCTTCGAGTCCCCATGACATTTCGTCGTTTTCAATTGTGATACAGTTTCTTGCTTCTGGACTGAGTCGCTGGAGCGCATTACGGATTCCAGCCGGACCGCGTTTGCCTGAGATGTGTACATTGATTTTAAAGTCCTGGAACGTACGGCCATAGCCCATCCATCTTGCCATATCTGCATGATATTCAAACTCCTGAATTGATCTTTCAACAATGTTATCGTTTTCGCTGGCCAAAACACAAAATTGTCCAGGATGAAAACTTAGTCGCACATCCAATCTTCTGGCAGTTTCGCCAATGGGCGCAAAGATACGTTCTAGATGTTGCTGCACATCTGCTTGCTGCCACCAGTCTATCCAATTGGGTTCAGTATAGCCTTGCAGCATTTCACTGCCAAGTCTAACCATTCTGCGTTCAGCTGGCAGCGTGGCTACACGCTCAACCATCTTAACTGCCGCGGTAGCGTTATGATTCATGATATCCCACTGGCGCTGTTCGGCCTCCTCGGGATGTTCTCGCAGCCAACGCATGGTGGTGCTACGGCCATTAAGATCTCTATCCTTTGCATTGACCTTCATGCCGCCGCATTCGCTAGGATCATTCAACCACTTGCAGGCAAAGCCTATTCGTCCAATCATGAGTGCCTTATAACATACATTGTAAGTCCTGCATCCTTGTCTACTATAACACTATCTTTGGGGTATTTGCGATATGTTTCTATGTATTCACCTGTGCGACGATTGATCCGTTTTTTCACAACAGCTTCAATAATCAGCATCTTGTTGCTTAGTTTTGCAACTTTGCCAATCATGAGCCGATTGGCCTGAGGGAAAGCCACATAATCATCTACACTAATTGATTTACCAAGAGCGTCTGTATGCATAGTGATATATTATAGCAAGTTTAGAATAACTAGTCAATCATGCAAATCTTAGTGCAAACTCTGTAGCTGTGCGTTCATTTTTAAAGATGTAAACAGTTACACTTTCTTCAAGTGGTGCTTGTTCGGCCATTGGGTATTGTACATAATACAACCAATCATCGCCATTTAACCAATGCCGAATTTCTCCTTCGCGGCCCCCATACCTTACCGATCCGACACCAGCATTAGTAACTAGCCACGAATCAATTTGATCAGACTGTTGTACAATTTTAGTATACGGTATTCTTATTTCACTTGGCATTGGTACACTCTAAAGCAAATTTTATTGCTAATTTTGGATCTGTTATTTCTACTATTGTTTTCAGATGCGGGCCTCTTATTTCCAAATGCCACAGGCTGGTTTGTCCGGCAAACTTAGCAAATTGGCTGGTAGCACTGGCATAATACGGAATAGGATTGCCAGTATCTTTGTCATGTTTGTTTGCCGACTCAATGTAACGTTCTAACCAGTCTAGCATAAATTTATAATCTAAATTACCGGGGATGTTTTCAAATTTAATTCTAGTGACTTCATGACTCACATCATCCCCATCTTAATAAAAAAAGTGTAGCATCCGTTTGATTTTGAAAGGCAAAATACAAACCATTTGAACGCCAGGTACCGCGTTCAAAATTATCAATACAATAGGCTTCTAATCTGCAGGCTTGTTCCCAGGCATCCAATTCTGGTAGCATACGAAACTGATGCGGCCAATATTTTTTGTTGAAGTATTGCATCATAGATCGTCTGAATTATTTTCTAACGCTATCCATCCAAGCTGTTTGAGATCCTCTCTTACTTCGTCGGTGATGTGAGATTCATGCACATACCCATTTTCAATGTATCCTTCATCACCGGCAAATCCCATACCAGAGCAGTACCAATCCATGTAGTCGCCCTCGCGGCGTAACTTTGCTACCAGCCCGCCGGCATAGCGCCAAGTACACGACCAAACTTCATCCTTGAGTACCGATATAACTTCAAGTTTTTGAAATGTATTGTTACACAATGCTGCATAAACATTTTGAGCATAGGAATTGGTGGCTCGTACCTTGTCAACAAACCATTTGTTGTCCTGCATATCTTGTTCAAGACTAGGATTCATTGTCCTTGCCACCTAAGTTGAAATAGCAGTGCTTCCTGTTCGTTGGCGAATTCAAATTCATAACGAATATGCCAATCAACATTGTCGCCTATAAACATTAGAGCTTCGCTATTTTCAATAATTAACCAGCTGATAAAATTTGGACAGTTTTCAATAGCCCATTGACTAAGTTTATCTTCATCAATATCGTATAATGTTACTATTGCCATCTCAGTAAAAAGTTACTAGCATCTGCTTGGTCTTCTATAACCACAACCATTCCCTGTTGATGATTACGTCCTCTGGGCAAACACTGATCCATCCAAGTATATATCTCAGTTTCATTGTCAGTCCACCAACGATAATCACTTATAATGATATAGTAATGTGGCATTTCTTCATCAAAAGGACCGGTAGCAATAAATCTACCTTTTTTATCTTCCCACAGTGTTGACATTTTTATTTCTTTGTAAACATAACGTTTGAAATTTTTCTCGATCAGGTTTTTGTGTTTCTATCCACTTCTCTCTAGCTGCTATACACTCTTCATGAGTAGGAAACTCTTTAGTATACACAAACTTCATAGCCGGAGGCGGGTCATTCCAAAATTGTATGCTTAATAGCCAAACAGTGATCATTTCCATATTATCCCCATTTAAGTAAAAACATAGTTACTTCTTCTTCGTTGCGAAACTTGAACATTTCAAAACTGGTTCTACGTCCACATCTATTGTGCATACACCAATCTTGCACAGGATCTAGATGTTCAGATCTCATACCGGTAGTGGTAATCGCTCCGTGGTCGTATTGCATTCTTGCCCAAAGTATTAATGAATTGCGCTCGTCTTTCACCCATACTAGTTTCATACAATTTTAATACGATTTCGTTCGGAACGATCACTGTACAATTTGTGGCCGCGCTGTCTAAACAAATCAGCTGCTGACTGAGGATCAGTTTCGAATAATTTTTCAATATGTTGTTTATCAATGCTACTATCACAATCTACCGCATACAATTCATAATGTCTCTGTCCATTAACTCGAGCTCTCAAAATCATATTTTGGATAATTTGATTTACAGGATTACGAACTGTATCTTGATTATTTAACAATCGGAATGTGTTATCTCGATCGATGTGCTCATACTCGGTAATTGGAACCACACTCTCCAAGCCTTCTTCACACCAATAAACTAGATAAGCATTAGTAGTCATAGATATTTCAATTGAAAGAAAGTTGCTCTAGTCGGATCCTTGAAATCCAACCTCATATCCTCTTGCCATCCGGTTTCGTAATACCATTCTCTGTAATTGCGACTGGTAAAACCCAATTCTCGTTCTACCCTTGATCGGATCAAAAAGAATGTATCCCCGTATTCTTGAGTGATACGAGTCCTAATATCCAACCAATGTTTTTTATCTAGAACTAAGGTAGTCATACTGCATTATAGCAGTATATTTTGATTAGGTCAAGCCGTCCAACCTTGACCGGTTATTTCATGATACCACGGATAAAATGGTTTGTCTATATTAAATTGCCAATTTTGAGTTATCCAATTTGTTGGAGGATTGGCACGATTGAGATATAACGGCAAAATTTCCTTAGTGTTTACACAGATTTTTACAATTTCAATTGCACCTTGCGATATTAAACAAGAAAAATGTAAATGGTCAAGTAGTCCAAGATGCATGATTTTTTGGATTGGCAATCCGTTTAATTTGAACAAGTAAACGGGATTGTTATGTTCCAAAAATTCTATTTGGATTTTTAACTTTTGCTCTAAGTTAATATCCGTAATGTCTGAGAAATTTTTCATAAGATGGAACATAATGTAAAATTGAATTGTTGCGAATTGATTCAAAAGTTTTGATAAAACTTACTAAATCATATCTAAGTTTTTCGATATTGTGCGGCTGTTCATAATCACAAATAAATTTATAGTAATCTACTACTGTATTAGCAGTCACTTGAGAAATCTGATCTGACCTACGAACATTAATAACGTTCTCTTTATAAAGATTATACTTTTCTATTAAATTTGATAATTTTTCTTTAACTACAGCTCTTAAATCATCAGGCAGTAATTCCATACGCAAACATTCGGGCTCACTTAATATGTTACAACTTTCGGCAATGACTTGATTTTCGATCATGTAAAGAAAAAGTTGATCAATTTGTGATATAGTAAAAATATTTGGAGTAATGCGTAAAGATATGTATAATCCCGGATTTGACTTTCTCAACTGCAAAAAACTATCAACGTTTTCTAAAACATTTTGAATTTGACTGGGCCAACGAATGTAATCGTTTAGTTCACTTACAGACTCTATACTGATGCCCAGATGAAATTGTTTAAAGTTTTGAATAAATTTTTCAATTCTAGTGTTGTAGATTGTTCCATTTGTAGTTGTACCAATGATAATATTTTTAGCAATATTTTTTTCTATTAGATGTTCACATATAGTGTAGAAGGATTCTTCATAAAGTGTTTCACCACCTAAAAAATGAATATATCTTAGGTTAGGAATACTGACCAATTCGTCAATGAACTGTTGTAAATTTTTAGGATCTCTGTTCCATGCTGTATATTGACTAGGTCGAGCGAAAAGTGTAGGATTTTTTTCATTTAATTTTACGTAGTCTGACGCTAGTTTACTGCTAGCTTCTGGTGTACACATTATACAGGCACTATTACAAATATTACCTAGTTCAATTTGTAAGTCGACTGGGGATAAATTAGCCAAGCCTTGATTTTCGTAACTGTAAAGAAAATTTTCATAGTGCGGACTGCTACGTAATGTAAGATCAAAATTGTCAACATCAATTGCACTCTTGTTCAATTGCCTAAGGCGTCCATTGATTTTATTGAATGATTCCTCGTAATGACAATTTGAACAAATTTCTAATGAGCGACCTTGCAATAAGTCTTGTCTTATTGCTTTCAGTTGATTGCTATTGTAGTATTCTAAAAGCGTAGTATTTGGAAATTTGTTGGTACGTTGTGGATTTTTCGCCCAACGGCATGATTCAAAACTACCGTCGTAGGTTAGTCTCACGTGAAACCATGGGCTTGAACAAAAAGTTTTGTTGAACATTAATCAATTATACCAAAGTTTGCCCAGTTTGATCCACCAAGACAAACCCATCCTAACGGTCCACCTGGATTAGGATTGGTATTCCAAACAATATGGTTTCTTTCGCTTACATAGTTAGGAGGACGATCTGCAGAAGTAAATCGCATCGGACCAATTCTTAAATCATTTATTTGAACAGATCCATCTGTTTCCAAAATAATATTGTTCTTGTTGTTGGCAAATAAGGTCAACTGTTGAGGTCTTGGTGTTCCAAAACTTCCCATATCTTTTTGCCTTTTACTGGCAGTTATTTCTATTTCGTCATCCCAGATTGACAATGAAGCACTAGGTTCAATGGTATTGATACCTATCCTACCACGTGTGACATACAAAGACTCCGACAACAATGCTTCGCCACTTACTTGCAATTCTTTTAGTGTACCTAGTTTTTGTAAGTTACTATTCACAACCGAAGGCCCTAATGCATTGTTATGAATAATCTCAGTGTTATTTAAAGTAATTTTATTTAGATCTAAACCTTCATTACGAATTTTGTCAAAAATAATTCTGCTGTAATTTTCAAAAAGATTTGAATCTATTTTTTCTACTGTAGCTGTTGATGATTCACTTACTAAATCTTTAAAGAATTTGGTTTCTTTTGGAACTTCGCCATTAACAACAAATTTGCCATTAACAGTCATTGCACCTTCGATTGTGAGGTCTTTGGTTACTAAATTATTTTCAACTACGGTTACTTCATCGAGGATAGTTACTGCCACTTGTGTGGCTCTGTCGTCTATACCAACACTACTAAATGACGAAATAATACCGCCCTGGATGTGATCTCCGCTGATTTTAAAATTGTCAAATTTCAAACTAGAAGCAGGTATACTATTGTCTGGGAAAACAAATTCGCTGATTCTATCCGAGATAATTCTACTCAAACTGCTTGTTAAAACCTCGTTGAAGTTACTGCCAGACACTCTATTTTTGACTGCTTCGTCGATTTCTAAATTGGTTTTTGTTTCTGCTTCTTTGATAACTTCATTGATTCTGCCAACAATTCTATTTTCTAATTTTTTTTGATCAATGGTATATTCAGCAATTTTTTTCTCCATTGCTGCCGTAGCTGCTGATTGAATAAAATCTTCAAATTTGAACGCAGATAATTTTTCTGTAACAGAAACGTTGATAATGTCATCAACTTTGGCTTTAACATTGGAACTTATTTCGTTTACTAAACTTTCAACGATTTTTCCAAAGTGATCACTTATATCCATAATTATCAAATCGAATACTAATTACATGTTCGTAATTTTTCTTGATTAAACTTTTATACATTAGATTTTTATGTACTGTGAACCCTACTGCTCCAGCATCAGAACTAAATTTTGCCAGTTGTTTGAAAAATAATGCTTTTCTTGCAAAAGGGCCATATGTATTTAATACGCCTTCGTTGATCTCAAAAACTTCTGAAGTCCATGTATTTTTATCTCTGATATCATGATCATGGAATTCTAAATAAATGATTTTTTTATTTGTGTTTCTAATCAGTGCAGGTAAACTGAATTCTCTGTCTTTGAATTCTTGGTTTTTATAGTCTTTACAAGTTGTAATAAAATACTCTTTTGTTATTGAACTAATCAATGTAATAATTTCTTTTTGTTCATTATCGCTTTTGGCAAAAGTAAAAAACTCGTCGAGAATTATTACAGCATCAAAAAATTTATTATAACTAGATAACTCACTAAACTTTACATTGTTGAATTTTATCTTTTGTGACTTTAAATAATCTTGAATTTCATCACTAACACAGCACACATAGATATCTTCAGCATCCTCTACTAGAATAGCAGGATTAAAACCTACATATAATATAGATTTAGGTGTAAAGTTATGGAATGTTGCAACTTCATTTAAAATTTCACTTTTTCTTTTTAAAATCTCTTGTTGCTTTTGATGGACGCAAAAAGAACGAAAAATACATTCAGTATAAACTTCAAAGTTCATGATAACCTTTTTATTATAATTAGTAAGTTATTTATTGACTTTGTCGAATGATATCTAGTGTAACACAGTGAAAACCGCCGCCTAAGGTACGACTATGACGTAATTCTAAAGGAATTACAGTAAATTTATGTTTTTCTAAAATATTAATTAAGTTCAATTGATGTTTATCAACAATTACGGTGTAGGGATCAACAACAAACATGTTTAGTGCAATCCATTTACTTGCATACGGATATTGATAAAAATCTTGTGCCACAACATCGTCTATCCATATAACTTCCCAGTTATTAAAAACATTCGGAAGCGTTTCCATGGTCACTCGACTGGCGTTTATAAGTACAAGTCCTTCCCGTAACGGGACTATGGTACTGTCAATGTGGACGCCTGAATAAAAATTGCAAACTTCAATTTTGACATCTGGAAATTTTTGCGTTAGCCATTTAGCAGCCGGGGTGTTACCACTGGCACTATGTAAAAAAAGCATTGTGTCATTTAGTCTGAGAACATTTGCAGCATCAAGAATCATTCCTTGATCTCTGGGCATTCTATGCACAGTATCAGCACGATAAATTACACTATCTAAAGCTTCAATTTCCATATCCCTGCAGGGATACATCATAGCTGGATCTACTATAGTGCTGCCATAGACTAGTAATCGATCTCTAGGACAATAGCCATACATACCGTCACGTTCTTGGTAGTTAATTGCTTTTGGCCTGTGTACAATTGCACCATATCTTTCTAACACAAGTGCAATCATGTCCAAATCTTCATTGGATTCATCTATAATCCAGTCTGGTACAGGACCACTCGGCACCGGAGTTTCTGTCCAAGTTGTTTTAGAACTTTCTTGAGAAAAAACCGGATCATTTGTTGGCCAATTCGCAAAGTCTGCGCGACCTACTACAACCTCTTTGAGAGGATCCCATTCATTGTGGCTGCTAATCATATGTGTCCGGTAACTTGAAGTGTATATCTAGATGTTGTTCCTAAGTTTGCTGCCATGTGTGGTGCATCCCAGTCCCATATCAATGTAAATCCTTTTGACCAATTAGCATATGGTGTATTACAGCATTCTGCATAATGTCCAGATTGCCAATCCTCTAGGAATATCACTGCCCGCCTAATTGTGTGTTCGCGCCCTTTGAGATCAAACAATTCAATGTACCTTTTATACGTATCAACATGTGTAGGTAACATGTTACCCGGATCCATCCTGTAATAAGAAGTTCCTATATTGTTCCATTTCATATCCATAAAGATATTGACAATTTTTTTATTCCAACTTGGTTGTGTGTGTCTCATATCGCACATGTATCCACCAAAAGGTCCTCTAAATCCTGCATCTTCCCACTCTATCATGGTCACAGGATCATTGAATTGTTCTTTTTTATAATATAAAGTTTTGTATTCCTCATCCCAAAATGGATCAAGATGTATGTGTTCGTGTGTTGCCATAATATATTACCTCATAATCTTGATCTGTTGTATATTGTCTCCATGGATCAACTACAACACTCCCTTCACCTAATTTAACGTATAATTCCTGATCTTTTTGGCTACCCGTATATCCGTATGTGACTTGCCTAGAATGCGCTAAAAAAGCAATTACAGGAACGTCATCAAATGGTGGTTGGTCGCCAGTAAGTGGATCAATGTAAAAAAACTTGGCTTGTAATTCGTCTAAGTAATGCCCAATTAACAAACTATAACTTCCGTCACAAAAATCTACATCTGGTTTATATGCTTTGCCTAATATAAAAATAGGAAGATTTCTTTCAACTTGTATGCGTTTTAAAAACTTTGCTAAGTTTCTAGCTTGCATTTCTCTTGCATGCATAACTGTATCAAATATATCATATCCTAAATTTAAATTTTCAGCTAACCAACGAAGTGCAATATTATCTCTTGGATGACAAGGTCCTGCATCTCCCATGCCGGCCTTCATATACTTTGGACTCATTATTCTGATTGTGCTATTGGCCAAAGCTTCGGTGACCACGTCAACATTTATGTTACCGTTTTTCATAGCCACGTCTTGAATCATATTAACCAATCCAACCTTGGTGCTGATAAATGTATTATAAAAAATTTTAATGCTTTCAGCTTCGTCCCACGTTCCCACTACATATCTAGGATCATTTTGCATTAGTGGACGATAAAATTCTATTAACTCACGAGCATCACCTGTTTCACTTCCATCTTCGGTACCAATGATTATCATTTCTGGATTTACCATGTCCCACTCTACACTTCCCATGGCAATCAAATATGGATTATACACAAAACGTGCATTAGTGATACAAGGACGCAATTCTCTCCTGGTCGTTCCTGGTAGCACTGTTGATATTAACACGACCAACTGTTTAGGATTGGCCCACGCATCTATTTGTTTTAACACATCTTTGACAATAGTATAGTCAAAATCCTTGTTAGGTAGATGTGTGATTGGTTGAGAGCCATCATAAGCTGGATCATGAGGTGTCTGTACTGCAACAAAGATAATATCTTTGTTTACCACTGCACCACGCAAATTATCTGAAATTTTAATTTTATCGCTTTGTCTTGGGTAAATATCATATCCGGTCACATCATATGCTGATGCCATTGACTCTGCACAAGGCAAACCTAATTTTCCAATACCTATAAATCCTACTTTCATATGTTTTCCACTAGTATATTTTATGAAGTTATTTTTAAACAATTAATAAGCAAAATTTGTTTTGATGCTTATTGCATGAGTTTTACGCATTTTTATTCACCAAAACCATCTGACGTCTGTTGTATTTTACGAGAATCCGAGCCCGATACAGAAAAATATAGGCCTGTTATTTTTTTCCATGACCAAGAACCATTTTATATTGAAACTTTTAATAATATTTTTGAATACAGTTTTGATAAACAAATTGGTACACAATCAGACAACATAAATCTTGATATTCCCGGATGGAATGGTGTTACAATGAATTCATTTTTACATGACACCGATTCATTTAGACATCATTTTTTAGTATTTGCTAATTCCGAAAAAAGTGAAGAACTTGATAGCAATTGTAAGGATAGAATGTTATACAATTGGTACTACTTTAGACATGGATTCATTGCACTTGATTGGTATAGAAACACAAAATATTTACCTGCGAATTATAAATTTGATAAAGTTTTTATTAGTTTTAATAATATTGTAAGCGGAAATAGGAACTATAGATTAACACTTGTTTCTAAACTGTTAGAAAAAAAGCTTAACAGTTTTGGACACATATCATTAAACAATGATAATCTGCAAAGTAAAATAAAAGATGAAATATTTTCAAAAAGTTTACTTTCTGATTATGCTAAAAAAAACATTTTTAAATACCTACTTAACACAAATTTAAATTTTACCATTGATAGACCTGACATAAACGGAGAACTTAGTGCGTTTGATAATCTTGATGTTTACACAAAAGGTTTTATTCATTTGGTCACTGAAACAATATTCTACGAAAACAAACTACACTTAACTGAAAAAATATTCAAACCAATAGTTGCAAGAAGACCTTTTATTTTAGTAGGAGCTGTTGGAAACTTACAATATCTTAAAAGTTACGGCTTTAAAACATTTGATAAGTGGATAGATGAAAGTTATGATACCGAAGCTGATCCAGATAAAAGAATAGAATTAATCGTAACTGAATTAGAAAAGTTTTGTAAACTTTCAGATAAAGAGCTGTTACAAATTCAAAAAGAAATGATGGATATTACAGAGTTTAATTTCAATCATTTCTTTAATGACTTTAAAAGAATAATCGTTAATGAGTTAGTTGACAATTTCAGAAGGATTGTAATAGAGTACAATGCTGGTAAAGATGCAAGCTTTGCGTACTACATTGATCATTCCAAAATAAATTACGAATCAATCAAAGAAATATTAATCTCTTAAAGTTTATTTTCTATTCCCAAAAGAATAAGAGATTCCATATCATGTATACGTGTTCTAGTGGTTTTGCTATTGAGAATAATATATAATTTTTTCTTTCCGTTAATAATAGCACTCATCACTAAGCAACCCCCTGACGCACGTACATAACCAGTTTTACTTACTATCACATTATATTTTGCCACCAGTGGATTAGTATTCGTAAAATTTAATTTTGATAGTTTACGTTTTTTCTTCTTCATTAAATTTATTGATATTTGATTAGAAGCATTTACTATCTCTGGATATCTTTCAGCTGCCAATAATAATTTAATTAAATCGCGTGGAGTGCTTACATTACGATTGTCTAATCCACTACTGTCCTCAAATCTAGTATTTTCCATGCCCAAAATTTGAGCTTTTAAATTCATATCGTTTATACAACCGTGATATCCTTTATGGTAAGTTTCGCACAAAAGTTTGGCAGCTACGTTATCTGATTTTACAACTGCTAGATCGATTAATTGTTTTTTGGTGATTGTCATCCCTCTGAACTTCTTAGAGATTGGTGTGTTGAGATTAGGGTTACTATCTAAAACAACCATTGCAGTCATTAGTTTTGTAATACTAGCAATTGGTTGGCTGATTTCTATATTTTCATATTCAATAATTTTACCCTCTTCGTCGGCAATCAGCCAAGACTTGGCTTGAATGTTTGCTGAAAAGCTCAAACTACTAAACAAAAACAAAAATAAAAACAAAAATAATTGCATATGTGCGCTTTATTAATTAGGGGAGACTTGTCCAAGCTATTATTGCTTTTTTACTTTTAACACCATTGGCAATAAAATTGTCGCTAGTATGAAATTTAAATCTATCAGCTGCAAATAAAGCGCCGCGTTTCCACGGAAAGATACTTTCTATTGTCAAATATTTAAAAAAATCAATGGGGATATGTGTGAAATATTTTTTATATGTTTTAATATCAATTGTCATTTCAGGATAAGGTTCTACATCTTTAAAATGATGCATAGGTTGTTTTACCTTATTTCCTTCTTTAAAAACAATAGTATGACTGTCAACATCAAATAACGGAATAATCAATGTCCAGGCATGATTTGGCGCATCTGGTAATAGTGGTCCGCCGCTGTCTATGTCACTGTGTACATTATAGGGATCACAACAATCAAAAATATGTATTTGCTGTACTTTTAAATGAGGACTAAGATACTGTTCTAGTTTTGGTTGTAAAATATCTTTAACAAGTTTATTCTTTTCTTCATAATATCTTACAATGTAATAGGTTCCTGAAAAAACTTCGCCACCGAAGCTGCCTGGATTGTAATTGTGATGAATATCATCTGTACTTAAAATATGTTTTTCTAAAACATCAAGTTCGTTGTCGGATAGAAATTGTGGAATTATTTTAGTATCGATCGTCATTTATAAGTACCTAAAAATGTTTTTTATTATACTACTTTAAAAAATTGGTGTCAATTGAATAGTAAGCTATTTATAAGCATTAATCACATCAGCAACTTCAATGATAGGTAAATTTAATACTTTAGCAATAGCTACAACAGGATATCCGCTATGATATAGTTCTAAAATTAGTTTAATAACGCCAGGATTTTCTACCATGTGTCAAATTGTTTTTCTTTATAATCTCTTCTACAATTTGAACAGGATATCTTAGTCTTAGACATATTTCGTCTAAATCATATCCGTGATCTTGATACATACGTGTGACAAGATCTACACGCGGTTTTATTGTAAAGTCATATTTACTCATTTTTGAACTTCACAATCTATCCACTTTAAATTGTTGTACCAATCGTATACAGCATTGCCTTTGGGCACTAGACAACGACCTAATTCGGGTTCTACTTCAATTCTCACTTGTACTACTGCCCATGTTAACCAGATAAGATATAAACTTACAACAGTAGCGATACCATATTTCCAAGCATGACATTTTAAATGTTCTATTCTTCTACGCTTTTTTTCTGCTGCAATTTTGTCTTCTTTTCTTTTTTTAGCCCAAGCTGCGGCTTGTTCTTTTTTCATTTTTTCCATCATAGCGTAAACACGAGTGTATAGATCACCTAGTTCAGGCGGACAGTTATACACCATTAATTCACGCAATTCAGCTTCCATGGCAGCTAGTCTGGTTTGCATTAAAACTCTTTGCAGAGCTCTTTTACCTAAGCTAGTTTCGCCTGTATAAACTTCTTTAGAATGTTTTTCCTCCTCTTCAAAAATAGCACTGCACTTGGCAAAGTTTTCAAAATATACACCGAGCTCTTCGCCAATTGTGGTATAGATATCATTGGGTTGCTGTTTGCTTAGTTCTAATATACGATTTTTTTCTTGAGCGTACTGATTGCGTTCAGCAGTCGAAGGAGGATTGTCTTTGTGCCGTAGGTTAAACTGTTCTTCTAGGTCTTTGAGAACACCTTTAACATCGCCTGCTGCGCCGGCTATTTCTTTGTATAATTCGCAGCCTTTTTTAACAGCTTGTACAGCACCATTTGCTAGTGCAAATAGTGTTAACGGATCCATAGCTCCGACCCATCACTAGTACAGCTCGTTACAGCCAATTGGTTCAATTTTTGTTTCCATTGTTATTTTTATTGAAGAACCAATATTAATCGAACTTAGTAATACTTACCAATTAGAACCAAAAAATTTACTACTAGATAACTACATTCTATGCGGGGGAGTGACTGGTACGGGTTGTGGTGGGTTTCGGGCAGGGCGATGGGCAAACCAGCTCATGATGTTTTCCTTTTTATAGTCACAAAAAAACCTGGAATTTCCAGGTTATTTGTATAATATTCTTGTTCCGATTCCAATACCTTGTTTGAGCACACTGTCATCGGGTATATAAATTCTTTTTCCTACTCCTACCATACAGTATTCATCAGTGTTTAAATCATGAACAAACCAGCTGGTAGTTTGTGTTTCAAAATTAGCATAGACTAGATTTACTGTTTGCTCGTTTGGTGCTTGAGTAGCCATGATTAGCTTTTCGCCGTAACGCTCCATAGTAACTTCGACATCTTCAAAACTACCACACATTAACTGTATTTGTCTTGGCCTAGGTTCGGCTGTAGCTGCCAAGGCGACAATCGCCAGTAAGATGGCAGCTAAAATTTTGTTCATATTGTATATATCTTTGCATTGTGCAACGATAAAATACCAATATTATACGTCTTCTTGATAATCAAATCTACCGCAAACTATGTCATAAAATTCGTCCAATTCACCACTCCACTTACCTTTAAGGTATGGACGCAAATCATAGCAAAGTTTGGCATTTTTATTTTTATTTGCTTGAACAAACTCGTCATGCAGTTTTTTCCAATGATCGAGCATGGCAACTTCATTGACCACTTTTTCCGGAGCAAGTACACAAAAAGTCTCTAGTATATCCTCACCTACTAGGTGTGGTTCCAATTCTAAAACTAGATATTTTTGCGATAACTCTTCTGCAACTTGTCTGTTAAAAATTATATCCATTATCTTTTTTGTATCCCAACTGTCTTGTATATATGCTGTACTGCCCTAGCTTGATAATAACAATCAATTAGGGCATTGTGTGCACCGTGTCTGTTTTTATCTCTAGGATCTCCATGTACACTGAACAGTGTACGACTATCTCTAATTTGCCAAAACTGCCATGGTGTAGGACGTTCAACTTGTCTGTACAAGTCTTCTAGAATTACAATATCAAAAGCAGGACCTTGACACCAAATGTTATTCGCACCAACCAAGAAACGATTGAGTTGATCTAGCATGTCGTTAACGCTTGTTCTACCTTCCTCTCCTAATGCTTCTTCTCTAACCTCTTCTGTTTGAGTAGCCCACCATGTAACAGTCTCATCTTGCACATGCCTATTCATAGACAACTGCTCGTTGACGTCAGGGCGAATATATAAACCTTTTTCCTGATCAACATCAGAATCCCATGGACTAAATTTGACTGCGCCTAGAGTGAGAATTACGCTCCACGGTCTGGTGCTCAGTGTTTCAATGTCGAGCATGACATCCATTATTGACTCCTTAGTGCTCGATCTGCTTCCGCCGCTGCTACTCTACGACGTAGACTGCTTGAACTAAAAGAATGATCGCGACTGTTAAAGACTAACTGAATATTTCTAGCAAAACATTCATTATCTCCAGTAAAGGGGTTGTTGGCATATTCTACACCAAGTATACGAACATCCAATGGAAGAATAAGCAGTAAATCTACTAGATCTTGTTCAGTTTGGTATACAACCACTTCATCCACGTAACGGCATGCCGCCAGTTGTATTTGTCTTTCAACAATACTTTGTACCGGAGGGTTCTTGGTGTCCGGTCGGTCAATCGTAGGGTCTGTCTGAAGTCCGGCAATAAGATAATCACAGTGATTTTTAGCCTCTGCCAGCATTGCCACATGCCCTGCGTGAAATAAGTCAAAAGTGGAGAAGGTGATTCCAATCTTAAGTCCTTTGTCCTTAAGTTCTCGAATTTTATTGAATATCATTTATGTCGCTGGTTCTAATTTAACGTTGAGTGGAAAACCATTGTTGCGAGCAAGTAGTGTTGCTTCTACACCTTTTTGTTCGGCAATCTCATAAGGAAGTGTGCTAACAACACTAGATCCTTCCTCATGTATTTTATGTGTCAACTCTAAAGCTGTTTCTTCTGAGTGATGAAAAATGTTTTTTAATGATTCTACTACAAATTCCATAGTAGTCACATTATCGTTTAGATAAATTACGTTAAACAAATTAGGAGGTAAAATATTAGTGCGTACTTGAATTTTAGGTTTGACTACAATGTCAGTTTTGCTCATTTTGATTCCTATTTGTGTAGGGGGATCGCTCCCCCTACGTTATTATATTACTTAGCGAAGGTAATTGCAATCTTTTTTGCCCGAGCTTCTTCGGGAATAATATGCTCGATACTGATTGCTAAAATACCATTTACTACAGTTGCTCCGCGGACCTCCATATGATCGGCTAGAGGAAAACTGCGTGTAAAGTTACGCGAGCTAATACCACGATAATGATAAGTCAGCTCTTCTTTTTCCTTCTTTTCCCCTCTCACTGTTAGAACATTGTCTTTGTATTCAATGTCTAGCTCATCCTCAGCAAAACCAGCAACGGCCAGTTGAATAGCATAATGTGTTTCATCAATTTGTACAATGTTATGCGGAGGATAGTTGTCGTTAGTTTTGCTGTTAGCAAAAGTACGATTAAGCTCATTGAACAGTCTATCAAAGCCCACTGCATGACGAGCTAGTGTAGGTAAATCAAAAGTTGTTATATATGTTGTCATAATACGTTCTCCTTTCATTAAGCAAGTTATGACATATATGAGAGTAGACCCCGAAGGCATCTACTCCGCATATTCTTTACTTTGTTTCTTTAAATTCAGCGTCAATCACATCGTCGTCGGATTTAGGCGGATCAGATTCTGGTGCAGTTGACGGCTGCTTTACTTCATTAATTGCATTCGAGGCCACGAACAATTCTGACAACTTGGTCGTAATTGCTTCCTTGTCTGTACCTGTTAACGTTTTTTCTAGTTCAGCGATAGCATCGTTAATTTTAGTCGTCTGTTCTGCAGAGAGTTTGCCTTCGACTTCTTTTAGATCAGTTCTAACCTTGTGGATCACCGAATCCGCTTGGTTACGTGTTTCAATTAATTCACGTTGCTTTTTATCGGCATCAGCATTGGCTTCAGCATCGCGAATCATTTCTTCAATTTGTTCTTTACTTAGACCGGAATCAGATTTGATAGTAATCTTATTTTCTTTGCCAGTCTTTTTATCTTTTGCACTTACCTTAAGAATACCATTGGCATCAACATCTAGCGTGACTTCAATCTGTGGCATACCTCTTGGTGCAGGGTCAATACCTTCCAAGTTGAATTCGCCTAGCAGTTTGTTATGTTGTACAAGTTCTCGTTCGCCTTGAAATACTTTGATAGTGACTGCAGGCTGGTTATCCTCGGCTGTGCTGAATACTTGACTATTCTTGGTTGGGATAGTGGTATTTTTTTGAATCAATTTTGTCATTACTCCACCCATGGTTTCAATACCTAGGCTTAGTGGAGTGACATCAAGTAGCAGAACGTCTTTGCGCTCGCCGCCCAATACAGCACCTTGAACTGCTGCACCTACTGCCACAGCTTCATCTGGATTGACATCTCTACGAGGTGCCCGGCCGAACAGTTGCTCAACTGCTTCTTGAACTTTAGGCATACGGGTTTGACCACCGACTAGAATAACTTCGTCGATGTCTGCAGGTGAAACACCGGCATCACGCATTGCTTGACGGCAAGGTTCGATTGATCTTTGAATTAGATCTTCTACCAAGCTTTCAAATTTGGCTCTAGTAATTTTTACGTTCAGATGTTTGGGACCTGTTGCATCAGCAGTGATGTAAGGCAAGTTAACATCTGTTTGTGTACTATTTGAAAGTTCAATCTTGGTTTTTTCAGCCGCTTCTTTTAGGCGTTGCAGTGCCATAACGTCTTTGCTGAGATCAACACCTGATTCTTTCTTGAATTCAGTGATCAAATAATCCATCAATCTTTGATCAAAGTCTTCGCCACCTAAAAAGGTATCGCCGTTGGTGCTAAGTACTTCGAATTGTTTATCACCATCCACATTAGCGATGTCAATAATAGAAATATCAAAGGTACCACCACCAAGATCATACACAGCAATTTTACGGTCCGTCTTTTCATTTTTATCTACTCCATAGGCTAAAGCTGCTGCGGTTGGTTCATTGATTATACGTAGGACTTCAAGACCAGCAATTGCACCAGCATCTTTGGTAGCTTGTCTTTGGCTGTCATTAAAATATGCAGGTACAGTAATTACAGCCTTTGTTACTTCGTAACCAAGATAATCTTCAGCGGTCTTTTTCATTTTACGAAGAACTTCAGCTGAGATCTGCGGAGGTGCTAGGTCACGATCATTTGCATTTACCCATGCATCACCATTTGAACTTTCGATGATTTTATAGGGCATTAGGTCAATATCTTTTTGTACTGCTTGTTCTTTGAACTTACGACCAATTAGTCGTTTAGCAGCGTAGATAGTGTTTCTGGGATTAGTTACAGCTTGGCGTTTTGCCGAAGCTCCAACAAGAATTTCTTCTGCGGTATAGGCAACAATACTAGGGGTTGTACGTGCGCCTTCTGAATTTTCAATTACTTTGGGGGTTCCGTTTTCGACAACAGCTACGCAACTATTAGTGGTGCCAAGGTCAATACCGATAATTGTGCTCATATTTTTGTCTCCTTATTAAGCAAGCAAGTGTAGAGCCCTAATGGCGCTCTACACTCTTATTTATACTACAAAACGCCTATTTTATCAAGATTTACATGCCCATATCCATACCACCTGGATGTGGTACAGAAGGTTTGTCTTCTTTGATTTCGTTGATAGAACAATCAGTAGTCAATAACAAACTGGCAATACTGGCAGCATTTACTAGTGCTGTCTTGGTGACCTTAGTAGGATCAACTACTCCCATTTCTACCAAATCACCGTATCCGTCAGTGGCAGCATTGTAACCATAATTACCAGATCCTTGTGCTACAGCATTAACAACCACTGAAGGTTCTTCGCCAGCATTGTATGCAATTGTACGTAATGGTTCTTCCATTGCTCTTAGTACAATCTTGATACCAGCATCTTGATCTGAATTAGATCCAGTTAGAGCTGAAAGTTTTTGTTTAACACGTACTAGTGCTACACCACCGCCAGCCACAATACCATCTTCTACTGCTGCACGAGTAGCATGTAGTGCATCATCGATACGATCTTTCTTTTCCTTCATTTCAGTTTCAGTTGCTGCACCCACACGGATAACTGCAACACCACCGGCCAATTTGGCAACACGTTCTTGAAGTTTTTCACGATCGTAGTCAGATGTGGCTTCTTCGATTTGAACCTTGATTTGTTTTACACGGTCTTCAATGGCACCAGCATTTCCATTACCATCAATGATAATGGTATTTTCTTTGCCAATTTCTACACGTGAAGCTTGTCCGAGCAAATCAATGGTGGCTTTCTCTAGTGTGTAACCTAGTTCATCGGCAATAACTTTACCTCCGGTCAATACAGCAATATCTTCCAACATTGCCTTACGACGATCACCAAAACCTGGTGCTTTGACTGCACAGCTCTTGATAATACCGCGAGCGTTATTAATAACCAGTGTAGCCAACGCTTCGCCTTCTACATCTTCAGCAATAATCAGCAATGGACGACCTGCCTTGGCCACTTGCTCGAGTAGCGGTAGCAATTCGCGAATGTTAGAAATTTTCTTATCATACAAAAGAACATATGGCTTGTCTAGTTCCACTTGCTGCTTTTCGGCATTGTTAATAAAGTATGGACTTAGATAACCGCGATCAAACTGCATACCTTCAACAACATCCAGTTCATCGTGCAGACCTTTGCCATCTTCTACTGTGATAACGCCACTCTGGCCAACCTTTTCCATTGCTTCAGCAATTAAACGACCAATTGTGTGATCACCGTTGGCACTGATTGAACCAACTTGTTCGATTTCTTTGTTAGTGGAGCAAGGACGTGAAATAGCGGTTAGTTCTTTGATTGCTTCAGTTACAGCACGATCAATACCACGCTTGAGATCCATTGGATTCATACCAGCTGCTACATAACGCATGCCTTCTTTGACAATAGATTGCGCTAGTACTGTAGCTGTAGTAGTGCCGTCACCGGCTTTGTCTGCTGTCTTTGATGCCACTTCTTTTACCATCTGAGCACCCATGTTTTCAATGGGATCAGCTAAAGTGATTTCTTTGGCCACTGTTACACCGTCTTTGGTGATATGTGGAGAACCAAAACTTTTTTGAATTACTACATTGCGTCCTTTTGGACCTAGTGTTACTTTTACTGCATTAGCTAGAGTGTTTACTCCTGCTACTAGACTGGCGCGGCTGGTGTCGCCAAAAACAACTTGTTTAGCGTTCATTATATCGTCTCCTTAAAATTTATTCTACAATTGCTAAGATATCGTCTTCTTTAAGAACGATATGATCATCATTATCTAACTTTACTGTGGTGCCAGCATACTTTCCATATAGCACGGTGTCACCTTCCTTGACTACTAGAGGAAGAACAGTTCCGTTATCTAACACTCGACCAGAACCCACAGCAAGCACTTTGCCTCTAATAGGTTTTTCTGTAGCATTATCTGGAATGACGATACCTGATTTAGTTACGTTAGTATCTTCGATTGGGCGGACCAAAATACGGTCGCGAATTGGACTTAACTTCATTAATTTTCTCCTTTAATAAGCAAGTTAAAATAAAAATGGACCCACATGTGGCGTCCACAATTATTTATATTCTATTTTAACAATTATATTTGTATATTACTAGTATTTTGGTTAAAAATACTTTTTTGGTAACTGCTCGTCGGCCAGTTTTTTCTTCCAACGGCGTTTGGCTGCTGCCTTGGCTTTCTTGCGGGATGTGGTAGGTTTTTCGTACGTTTCACGCTCGCGAAGTTCTTGTAGTAGGCCAGACTCCTGTACTTTCTTTTTGAATTTGCGTAGAGCTTTTTCTACGTTATCATTTGTAACGAAAACCAAGTTTCCTAGTATTTTAGATGATTTGTCATTCATAATAACTATTTATTTTCAAACTTTGAAATATAGAAATAATCTAATAATGAATTAATTTTTTGTGCCGGGCTTACAACTAATCCTTGCCCATAATAAAAAACGTTTTGTGATTTAAAAATTTCCAAATCCTTCCAACGATCGAAGTTTACAATTACACTATGGCTTCGATCAATGGCCGAAGTTAGCCAAGTGTTGTCGTCCATTTCTAGACGATACAAATAAATGTTGTAATCTTCAGTACCACTTCTAGCAATGTTGTAAAGTAATTCTATTTCCTTTTCAGTGGCTTCAACTATGGTTATACTGTGTTTTTGTTCGTCTACAAAATCCGGAGGTGTAATAAAATTACTATACATTTTTCTTATGTTTTAAAATATCTTCAATTTGTTGTTCGACTTGAGCCTGCTCGGCATCATTAAGATCTTCTATCTCGTATTCACCGGCTTCTAATTTTTGAATCAGGTGTTGTATGTAAGCCTGATTGTATGTATAACTGTCAGTTGAATTTTTATCAACTTCTATCCACTTGGAACCGTTCCATTTAAATAGTTTTTCTGGTAGATAATCTGTGCGGATAAACATATCACCCTTCATTGGGTCATTGGGAAATTTATCCCCAAACCCGCACTGGCTTGCATTTGACAAAGTTTCGTTGTCTGCTCTTATGGCCAAACTAGGATGTAGTTTATTAAACGCATCTAGATTATACACCTTGCCTTGATAACGAACGGCATAATCATTGCCTCTGCGGATTGGCGTGTTAAATTCATCTACAGGTGGTGGCGACTCTGCTGTGGATTCCGCTGTCGCAGTATCAATGGAATCTGTTTGTTCTTCCTCTGCAGATTGTTTAACTTGCTCAATTTGTTCGGCTGTCAATGGACCATCGTCGGCTTCATACTCGGCTTTTTGATGTTCGTCAATTACACGGCTGGCCCACATCTCTTCGTTTTCCAAGACAGGTATGTTTAAATCTGGTTCTGGTTGTTCGATCTTGGCCACCTCGTTATTTGCTTGTTCAGCACGATGTTGTTCATCAAGTATGTCTGCTGCTTGTGCTGCCAAATGTGCTCGTTCAAAAAACTCGTCAGCTTCACGATCTGGGTTTGTTTGTTGATCAATTGAATCAAGTGCCGCCACCTCTTCCGGAGTAAATGGTCGTTGTTCTACATTGGGCGGTTCTGGTGTGATATTTTGTGCAGCTTCATCTTCGTGTACCCAACCACCTTTACCGGCTCTGGCCCATTCGAATTGTTTGTTGGCAGCGAGGATCAGTGTTAGGGCAAGCGGATCAAAAACAATAACAATAAGTATAATAACCCAACGTACAGCACGCTCAAGAATATTTTGGTCGGGATTGTCGCCGTATATAAGAGCAGCAATATATTTGATAGGTCCAACTTCGGCCTCCACCTTTCTAGCCTCAGCGGCCAATGGCGCTCGCTCGGCTTGTAATTGTTGTATAATTTTTTGACTCTTAGCAATTTCTGTTTGTAATGCAGCTCGTTCCTTGGCTTGATTCTTACGAATGCTCACCGCACGTTCAGCACCTCGTTCGGTGTCGCTACGTCCAAGCATTTGATCCACTTGTGCATTCATTTGCTCAAGTGCCTTTTTAGCCTGTGCTATGTTTTCTCTTTCAGTCGCAATCTTTTCATCGTATATGGCCACTTTACTTACTGCATCACCAGTTACTAAACTTTGATCCGAATGTGCTTTACTTAAGAAACCAAAGATACCCATACTGGTTAGTAGCATAAGGAACACAATGGCAGGAATGAGATAGGTTTTAAATGCCCAGCCGGCTCGCCGCCAGTTGTTGTGTAGCCAAACTGTGGCAACCAATTTGCCAGCTTCTAGTGCTCCTCCCATAATAATAACAGGGATGACTGCTGCACTAAAGATAGCAGTAAGACCGGCAACCGAATACCAAGCGGCAATTGCCGAAATGGTAATGGCCACTAACATTATCAGTGATCCGAATAACATAGAATGTATTTATAGAATAGTAGAGTTATATTACTGTACTAAGGTTGATAAGTCAATGTTTTTGGTTTAATCTTCTGACCAAGTTAGAGCACAATCCAATCGAGATATGCTGTTGGTACTTTGGACAGCAATGCTGAGTTGACTGCCCGGCGGAATGGTAATACGGTAAGCACTTAGATCTATATTAATAGTTCCGTTTATTCCCACAATACCCGAGTATATTGGAGTGTCAATAGCCAGGTCGAATGTGCCTGTAACTGTACTGAATACTTCATTACAAGATGGAATAAGATTGTAAAGATGCGGAACCGACAGACCCTCGGCATCAAAGAACAAATAAACATTGGCCGGATCTGTTCCTTGTATCGATAGACTCAATTGTTTTACAATGGCTTCTTTGGCATTGATAATGTAGTTACCATTGTTGGCGCCGGCCAGGCCGTTGGTAACAACAGAATTTTTGATAGTCAAGCAGTGATGTACTAGATCTCGGGCCAGTCCAGATTTTGCAGTTGCTTTACTTCTTGTTAATTCATTTAAAAATATAGTGCCTTCAACTGCGCCATAGATACTGCCGCCTGTTATAGCAAGATTGCTAGTGTTGGTTGTATTGTAGGCCGCATATGTAATTTTAAAACTGGGATTGTCAATGTGTGGCACAGTATGCTGGTTAACATAATGTTCTCTATGCACATATATCAATGATCCTGAGGCTTGATCTTCTACGGCGTAGCTGATTGCACCGGCTCCCAACCAACGCAGTGCAATTTGATAAACATTCAATTTGGTATGATCCAAGGTCATACCACTGGGGTTGGTGGTAATAGTATTGCTACCGTCTAACCGGTCAACATTCCAATCTTCTTGATAGGTCCAATAATTGGTTTGTGCAACGCCTGCTTGTTTGACCACAAAGGTAGCAGTGGCATTGCCTGTACTGGTGAAACTGAATGTACCGTTCATAGGGCCCAGTGTGGGTGCCAACCATAACATAGCACCGTCTGTTTGCTGGAACAGCCAGCCGCCGTATCCACCCACACGATTGGCTATAGTTTGAATCGCTACATCAGCTGAGGTATTGGCCAGGGTCACTGTGTATGCTACCCCGTTGAGTGTTATAGTTGCAGTCTGTGCGGCATTAGGTGCTGTGGTTATAGTCATCAACAATATTGTTGCTTTGCCACCAGTGCCACGACAAATGCCAAACCTGGTTCCATCGTATCCAAAAGCCAAACGATTTTCTTGATTGGCCAGTCCGGCGAACTGAAGACTGCCCGGTACCCCAGTTGTAAAGGCCGCAGTCATTCGGCAAACAATGCCTTGACCAGGTCTATAACGCATGAATCGTTTTGAACGCAGTACACCATATCCACCTTGCGTGGTACCGGTTGTAACTTTAAACATTTGATTCACAGACCCGGCCGACGAACCTGTGCCGCTGTTATATGTTTGTATAACATCAGTGGTAGTGCCGTAGATACCATCCAGTTGAATAACTGCGGTTGGCGATATAGCCAAAGGTTCACCGAACGCTGTGACTTGACCGGCAATACTAGGAGCACTCAATTTAGCAGCCACACGAATCTGTGGCTTGCCAGCGAGATCATACTCCATGGCACGATGTAGATCTAGTAGATTGGTTTCTTGTGGATGTTCGTAGTTTGTGGTGTTTTGGCGTCGATCGCCTCGGCCGGCGCTGGGGTTAACATAGGCCATCTATTAAACCTTAACCCCAATAAAAATGTGATCTACTCTACCGGCAGTCCAAGTATTACTATTAGTTGAACCGTAACCGGTATTAATAGCAGATCTCACACCGGCGTCTAAAGCAGAAGCGTCCCAAACTGTTAATACTACAATATTACCGCTAGTTACACCATTTAATGCATTAGCCAACGCTGTCAAATCTCCTGGTACCCCGTATGTGTCGTAATTGGCTATACTAACTACGTTTCCGTATGTATCCAGAACTACTATATTATGCCCTCGATCACCAATGTTTAAAACTTCTATATCATTAACTACTACTCTAGAATTTTGATAACCAGGCACATCTAACGATGACGAATAAACATAAATCTTGTTACCACTTACATATTGTGTAGTTTCCAAAGCCGATGTAGTACCAATTGCTTCGTAAAATGTAAAAGCAGAAACAGTATTGATCCACGGTCTACCTAAAAGTAAACCAGTGTTATTAGGATTATCTATGGTAGCATTATCATTGAATTGTGTAGGCAGTAAAGTTATATCGTAGGTAGATCTCGGATCACCAGCTGCTGCTCTATCCGATGCCGCTAAATCTAATTTTGCTTTTTGTCTCAACTCTCTGGTTGGTAATTGTGCTATTCCGTTCGCCGACATGGTTATTTTCTCGCTTGCCAATCTGGGAACATACTGATACTGTCTGTTCTAATATCTGCAGGGTTTTTGCTTTGATGAACATCATCACCAGCTGGATATGCTGCACCCATCGGAGCAACAATAGCATTGGGCTCGTTAGCAAATTCAGCATCCTCAGTATCTAATATTCCTGCCAAACGCTGCATGTCCATTAATTGTTCTTCAGGTTCGATTTCTACAGCCACAGCAATTACTGGCTCAGATTCAGGTGCTTCTGCGCGGTCAATTACGTCAAGTACTCCGCGAATAATATCTGTGATCTTCATAAGCGTATTTAGCAAAAAGAAACCCGCCGAAGCGGGTCAAGATACTACGGGAGCAACACACCACTACTGTAAAACGTTATTTTCCAATTCAAAATAAGTATTGCCGCGAGCCATACTTGCTTCAATTGTTTCTGTCCAGTCACCTGCTGCTTGATTACCAAATCTATTTTCTGCTGCGATTTCTATAGCATTGACCAAGATCATCAGTGCTTCGCGATATTCGTCATTTTCAATTGACCCTATGTGTTCACGCATGTAGTCAATTAGGGCCTCCATTTGGTCAGTGTTCAAATCTACGATTTCCACTTGATCGGCTAGGATGTCGTCTATCAGATTTTCTACATCCATTACAGGCTCCTGATATAGTCAATAACTTGGGTAGCTTCCGGAAAGCCTTCACGCTCTTTGACTTCTACCACCTCATCAATCATTTCCAATTGTATGGTGTGTAGGGCGTCAAGTTGAAGCTGGATTATCTTACGCTTGCGACTCAAGCCTTGAGCATAGCGAATTTCTTGGCGTGCGCTGTTAAATGCATTGCTAAAATCTTTGGGTTCCATGTCATGCTCCTTGATTGACTGCTTCTTTGTGTACTGCAAATCGATACAATGCACCACACTCTAAAATAAACTGTGGGCCTACATCCATGCTCACAAAGTCTTCACCTTGCATGCCTTGCTCGCTGTAGCTCAAATCCAGGATAGCATCCGGACTGAATCCAAAATGATTTTCCATACAAGTAAGGAACGAGTGCTTCCATCCCATGTCCGAATAGATCAAACCGTCGTTGTCAATGTCCCAATCACCAACATTGAAGTAAGCTCGCAATTCGCCAAAGTCACCTTCATCATTTACATAGGCCAATTCAACACGGGTGATGCGTACAGTTTTGATCTGTATGGACCAGTATCCGTCGCCGCTAGTGCGGGTAACAAAATTTACAGGACGATCAAACATTATGCTGCCTCCAACTCTTGAATCTGTTTGTAAATGGTCCAACGCTGCCGGTCGATCTTTGCATTGGTTTCCTCGTCGAAGCAGCCAGCCTGTTCATCCAAGTGTACCAGTTCTTCGTAAAGCAAGGCTATCAAGTTTTGGTCAGCCATTGTGTTACCCTTTCATAGGAGCGACTGCACTACCGTCGCGATCCATAATGTAAGTGAACAAAACCCACTTGGCACGGTTCAACTGTTGACGAGCGTCTTCTGCTCGCATAAAGTCAACTTCACCGTATTCGGTATTAACCATTTCCTGGGCATCGCTCATCATGCTTGCAACAATCATGGCAGGACCGCTGAACTTGAAAGTGGAACTGGACTCTACTGCTTCACGCATCTGCGCTTCGGTACAACCGTACATGGAAACTTCACGAATCTCTTGGGTAGTCAAACCTTGGAATGCTGTTCTCATTTGTTACGCTCCTTATTAATTACTATACAGTGATTATAGCAAAATGGACCTTTTTAGTCTACCAAAATAAATGTTGCTATTTTAGCAATGATCGTTGTCATCGTTATGGGCTAGATAAGCCCAAAAAACTATTAACAAAATAACAACAAACCAAATCATAACAATTTAATAACAAGTCCTACTGTATAGATTAGCAACAATGTTGCATTAATTGTAATAAGACTCCACTCACGCCATTTAATTGCAACAATGAGCCACAGTAGGGCGCCAAAGTTAAGCAGAGCAGGGCCTAGCGGGTAGAGGTTAACGCTAGTGCAAATGGCTCCAATAATTGTTATAAAAGTTGCAAGCCACTTGAGATAAAATGTAATGTCCTTTTTCATGCTCTTAGTGTAGCAAAAAGGATCTTTTTGAGCAACCGTTGCAATTTAAACAACATTAGACCATGGATCGTACTCAATACCGTTGCCTATTAAAGTCGCAACATTAGCTTGATTCTCAGTGGACTCTGCGAAGTCTGCTAAAACCTTTTGCCAAGTCTTTGATGGGTTGGTTTTCATCTCATTCACCCACCAAGCAAGCCCATCAGCATCGGGATTGCGATCAAGTACATTGTTGTACACCTTACTCAAAAAGTCGGCATTTGACGGGTTTTGACCGTAGAGAGTTCGAAACTCGGCTGAATCGATAAAGCGAGCTGCGACCTCAACCATGTCCATACCCCGATCCATTTGAGCAAGCCAGTAGCCCAAGCCACCGGTATCAGGCGTGCGATCAAAAGCGGCTTTGTATATGCGGTAGCCACGCCCAGCTGTACCGTCGGCATCAAAAGCAACGGCACGATCGTCGAATACCAGTCGCTCTATGTTGGTCAACACATCTCGCCCGGAGTTGGGCTTGTCAACCGATACTGAATTGGCAGAGCGACTGACGGTGTAGCTAGTCAGCTTGCCTGTGTACTTGACGGTGTCCTTGCCCGATCCACCATCCATTACATCGTTAGCTGTACTACCAAAAAACTTATCATCAACTTCAGATCCAGCCAGTTGATCGGCTTTGTCCGTGCCGTAGTGAAGGGTTTTAAATCCCCAATCTCTAGAAATGTATTGGCTGATGGCTTCTTCGGCTTGGGGGGTCAAATTTAAGAAGCCCTTGGCCCGCATGGTCGACTGATAAGATTGATCACTAAAAGTTTTCGGAGATCTTAACCACGCTACGTCTGCCCATGGCGCATATTGAAAGTATTCGAAACCCACAACTTTGTCTGCTACGTAGTTTCCAAGGTACTCAAAAAAAGCCTGTATCTGTGTCTCCAAAGATTTGTAGTCAATTTGATTCTCGGGAAACACACGCATTTCATCGGCTTCGTTAGCGAGATCACCTTTCTTCCAAACATAACTACTGATATCAATGTATCTACCTGCACCAGGTTGACCAGGTTGAAACCAAATGTCATTTAGTATTATGTTCTTGTGTTTCCATCGAGCAATAAAGTCCAACAACTCAGTGTGTGGATTATGATTATGAGGCTGATTGATTTGGTTTTGTGTGGTCTTGTAAAGATCCACCAGCTTCTCAACATCATAAACTGGTGTAGCAGATAAATTTGGAAAAAAGCTAACAATTGCGTTATCAACCATATCCCACACAATGTTGTTCTTTTCCCAGAGCAAGTCTTGATAACCCAGTGTGCCCGAGTAAACTTTTCTAATAGAGTCAACTAGGTCCTGCCAATAAGATTTGTAACTGGGGTTATCGCTAAAACCAAAATTCATCATTCCAATTCGTATGCTTTCAACCCCGTAGTTTTGTGCTTGCCTTGCTACGTCAACTTCAAAAGTTTTTACTGACTGGAAAAATTTTGTAACATCAAAATTGGCGCCCACTCTCGACTTTGTTAAATCCACATCGGTGAGAACATCAACAATGCTAAAGTCAATAATGTTTTTCATGCCTATAGATTCAGCATAGGCAATGATTTTCCAGATTTCAGGAGAAAATGATTTGTCCCGATTTCTATAGCCCTCGGGTAGCATTAGAACTAGTTCGCCAGTTGAAAGATCAATTGGTACATTTACCCTCATGGCAATTGCATCAAAACCAAGGCTCTTGGCTCGATCCACGGTCTTTTTGACGTTTTCGAAACCGGTGGTTGGCAAACCGTCGGGAGTAAGATCAGGACGACCATCAGTTGCCATGTAAAACGGATAATCAATGTTTGCTATTGCAACACGGTTGAGTGGTTCGATTTTCATATCATTGGATCAAAATAATGTAATCATAATTACATACTAGCAGAAATATAATTATTTGTCTAACCTTAATTTTAAAACCGTTAAATAGGTTATATGACCGAAAAATTCATTCCAATTTCAGTAAACTCAACTCAACCAGACAATCCTAAAAAAACATTAGTAGAATTGCATGAGGAGTTTAACGATCCTTATCTTCCCGAGGACAAACATATTTCAACTATAAAATCCATGTTGAAGTACGCCCGCCCTAGACCGCAAGCTAATCTATCCGCATTCAAAGTCCAAACGGTTACTCGTAAAACTCATATTGCATTAGTTTTGATGCCTAAATGGGCAGTATTTTTTGCACCATACAATATAGCAAGACTTACTGCGGTAACAAGACAAGCTGGGTATAAAACCTCTGCATTTGATTGGAATGTAGAAACCTGGAATCATTTACGAAAAACGATGGGAAAAGATAATGATCCTTTTGAAGGTCATGGATCTAGAGACTATCTTTGGCTGGACGATATGTACGATCGTCATTTGAAAGATAAAGTGGAACCATTATTAGAAAGTTATCTTGAAGAATTAGTTTCATTACAGCCAGATGTTGTTGGCTTTAGTTTATATTATACAAATGTAAAGCCCACTTTATGGATGGCACAAAAAATAAAAGAAAGACTACCAAACACAATTATTATAGCCGGAGGCAGTCATATACATTGGAATCCTGACCCATTTCCTGAATTTGATCACGTTGTTAAAGGCGAAGGTGAAGAAGTTTTATTAGAATTACTAGATAAAATAGAAAATGGGGAAAAGTTAACTCAATATCAGTATAACGCCGACACTACAAAACGTTTAAATCTTGATACTTTGCCATTTCCGGATTATAGTGATTTTGACATTAACAAGTACATGATGCCTAACGCTTTTAGTTCTGAATTCAGTCGAGGATGTGTAGCCAAATGTACATTTTGTGCAGAAACACACTATTGGAAGTACAGAAGCAGACAAAGTCCAATGGTGTTAGATGAAGTAGAATTTCAATATAAAAATTTTGGTATTAATTTTTTCTGGTTTATTGATAGTTTAGTTAACGGAAACATCAATGAGCTAAGAGCGTTTGCAATTGGTGTAGTCGAACGCGGCCTAAAGATTCGTTGGACAGGTTATGCTCGTTGTGATGAGAGAATGGATTTTGATTATTACAAAGATCTAAGGGCAAGTGGCTGCACTGATCTAAACTATGGTATAGAAAGTGGTAGTAATCGTGTGCTGAATGATATGCGTAAAAACATTACAGTATCTGAAGTTGAACAAAATCTATCAGATGGAAATAAAAACTATGTAGGAGCTGCTACTAATTGGATGTTGGGTTATGTAACAGAACGTTCAAATGATTTTGCTCACACTTTGACATTACTATGGAGAGTTCAAAAATTTCTAATAAATGTTTCTAGACAAACAATGCTTTTAGGACCTAGTAGAGTTAAAGATGATCCTGACCGATTTGGTGTGCATGAGAAATTTTTCCTTTGGCAGTGGGCCAGTAAAGATCACGAAAATACAAAATTACATAGACTGATCAGATTGAAAGCATTTAATATTTTTACTCAACTCGCACCAAGGTTAAAAGCAAACGAAGATCGAAGTGGTAAGTTACTACAAACCTATAACATTAATAAAATTTCAAAAGAATTTAATACAGATTTGTACTATGAAGAATTTGATTATGAAATAATCAAAGATCCCAAATTATCATGTAGATTTTCACAAACCCTTGTAAATGAAATCTGGCCTTTATTTAGAACTTTGTGGAGATCGAGAAATCATCAAGCATTAGATATCTCTGTAAATTTTGATCCTGAATGGGATATGAACAATTACGGCAATAGATTAGCAGATAATCTAACCGCTTGTTACAAATTTAGTATTGATGATGACGGTAACTGGACCATGGATTGTAGCTTTCGATTTGTTGGGCCAGAAAATATTTACCAACCATGGCAACCTAATGAAGGCGAACAAATTGATTTTAATATTGATTTGAACTGGAATGGCAGTGGGCATTGGTCTCCACCAACATCAAACTGTACAAGTCAGGTAAGTAATCTTTGATGTCCAATTTCCAGTATTCTTTGGTCCACTGCACTTGATTCCAAAACTGTGGTACAAGTGTAGGATCATGATCCCATTTGTTAATATGCGCTATAATGGAACTCATGTCATGTTTTGATTGTTCCAGGCGATTTATAATTATTTCCTTTTGCCTTGGAGTAAACAACTGAAATGAGTATTCATGTGGGTAATAACAAAAATCATAAAATTTTCCTATGTTGTTTTCCTCAAGCCAATCAAATAATTCTTCAATATACAAAATATTCAAAGCACTGATTGTAGGGTGACATTCAAGGCTTATATTGTTATTTTCTTGTCTGAGATTCTTAAAATTTTCTAAATTATTCGAAACTTCATTCCAGTTACTTCCTGTGCGAATATACTCTGCTGGTTTTCCAACTGCATCATAACTCAACATTATGAAAACTTGTTTAAATTTTAACATCATATCTAAATGATGTTTACCAATTTTTATTGTACCATTTGTAGAGTAATTGATTAAACACTCAGCTGCATGACCTTGATCTATAATTGTACTTAATACTTGAAAATGTTCTAAATTGCTTAAAGGTTCTCCACCAAGTACATCGATATTTTCAAGGTTAGAAAAATTCTCATTACAAAAAGAGTTTACATCAGTTTTTTTAATAGATCCAACATGAACATCAAGCCAATTTATGTTTTTACTTTTTTCTTTTCTTTCTTTGACTATGGTCGAACTTGCCCATGGACCGCACGTTCTACAAGCCAAGTTGCAAGCATTGCCAGTGTCTAAAATATAATGTTTAAGTTTAGGATTTTGAATCTCTTCTTGAATAATTTCTATAGTTTTATTTCTAAGCGACCATTTACGCATAGAAGTTTTGTTTACAGAATCTTCGTTCCAGCATTCGTAGCACTTGGGATCTTTTTCACCTGCTAGGATTTTGTTTCTAAGTTCACGAACTTCTTCAGAAGAAGATAATTCTTCAAAAGAATCATATTTTTTGTCAGACTGAATTTTACAACAGATGTGTTTGTTTCTTGTATCATATGCCGTGAAGGCATATGAACAATATGTATCTAAATCTACTTCGGGCATTAATGCAAAGTTAAGTCTTCGTTGAATTGTTGTAGATCAATGACACCTAAAATCTTCATAATTTTTTGAATATTTTTTGGTGGCTTATCAGGCAGAAATTCTGGCACGAACGCAAATTTTAAATTTCCATCTGCGTCAAAGATAAATCCATAATCTTCTTCGCCAATTTCTTCGTCGTAGTCCTGTACTGGATCTTCAACTGTTAATTCTAGGCGTTTGCTCACGACTGCCTCCTATTTTCAGTATTTATGTTTACTTAAACAGGATCAATGCCATTAAACTTGCTTGAATTACGAAACCCAATCCAATAGTAGATATGTTAAGCAAATCTTTAAGGATAATTGCACGACCAAACAATAGCACCAATCCTAACCAAAGAAATAGTATAACATCCACGCTAGGTGTAGAATCAGTCAATCCAGTAAGAAGTGCAAGTAATGTAGGAATAGTAGCCGCATGTAATGCTATAGCGGCTAGCCATCCCATTGTGTCAGCTGAGATTTTACTAAAGTGTGTAGTAAAGAACTCAGCTACTTGATTCTTAATACGATCAAAGTCAATTTTTGAATTTTCCATGGTTTTTTGAAGTTCTAGCTTTTTACGGGTTGAAGTTAAAAGTGGCATTTAATGTCCTACTAACTACCATAAAATATATGGCGGCCAATCTTGGCTATGGGCTTTTTGCCCCATCCAGGTTTGACATAGTCAG